AAACAATTCGTTCTCCAAGCACAAGCAAATGGTGTTTGGTGTCAGGTGGTAGATTATCCTGAAAAAGACAAAAAAGAAGCTATTTCGTTATTAAAGTGGAAGAAAAAGAACCACCGAGAAACCAAATGGCGAGTTATCTTGAGAACCATCAAGGAAAAGAAAATAGCTTAAAACTTGACTTTTAGGCTATTTTCTGCTATATTTATATCAATATGATAAACGTAGAAAACTGGTCAAGATACATACCAAACGAATCAATGCCCGTTGAACATCAACGTGTGTTGGTTAGTGATGGTGAAACTGTGGTAATTGCTCGATATGTGTTGACTGATTCACATATTAACTGGCTTTTTGATGAAGAATCACACAAAGACATCAAAATTGAGTGGTTTCAGTCGCTTCCACCCGAACCACCTGTAATTGTGAGTGGTAGTGTAGAAAAATCTTGACAAACAAGTAGTTTTAAGTATAATAAGCCATATATGAAATACAATTTGATTGAGACAGCAACAAACCGTATTCTTGGTAAGAATGTTGAATTGTCCAGTAAAGAAGCAAATACGCTAAATTATGCTTATGCGCTGAACACTGGTTCTCGTTACAAATATATCCTTGCATCAGCTAATCCTGATAAGGCTAATAAAACCAAAGAAGTTATCGTGTTCAAATACGAATCTCCAATTTAAGTTTTATGGGAAAGTCAAAAAATACTGATAAACACGGAAAATATCGTGATTTCCGTGATAAAAAGAATAAAAAAAACAAGAATGGAAAAAAGCCAAGATTTGATGAGATGCCATCTGACGAATATCAAGGTTGAAATGAATTGATAGAGTATCGTGTATTATTTATTTCCGACATTTTTTGTTTATATTCATCTGTTTGTGTAAACGCATAAACTTTGTTTTTATATTCGACATTTTGGAACTTTTTTAGCTTTCCTTGTCGAATAGCTTCACAGCGTTCTTTTGAATATTTTCTACCTTTCAATGTTTTGGATATTTTTAATTTGGTGTTCTCATTCACCACATTTCCTTTTAATGCATTCGATATTTTTTCTTTAGTTTTTTGGGAAATGATATGACCTTTTATGGAATTTGATAGTTTTTTCTTGCTATATTCACTCATAATTCCCTCTCCATTAGACACCGAAAATTTTAGATTATACACAGAATCCTGTATAGTTTTACCATAATCCAAATATTTTTGTTCGGTAATTAATAAATTGTAAGCAGGTATAATTTCCAAAACCATAAATAAAAAATTTAATTCTCCATCTTTATTCCATGCACGTTGTAGATAATCATTGCAATGTCTATTATGACGCAATGTTCTAATATGTTCATACCATCTAGTATTAATATCATTACTACTTCCGACATACCACTTTTTATTTATCTTATTGATTATCAGATATATTCCGCTTTTTATTGTAGTAGTATTTAAGTTTTCGTTTTCGTTCATCATCTTTGTGTCGCTCGTAATAGCGTCTAGCACGGATTTTATTTTTTTCTCTATTTCGTTCAAGTTGTTGGTTGAACTCATCAAGGGTATATTCTTTTCTTGTTGGCATAATATTTCCATATCAATAAATAGATTATATTTTCCTAAAACGATAGGAAAAATGAAAAAAAGTTGTTGACTTTCGGAAAAAATGTGGTATATTTATTAAAAATAATATGAATGATTTTATACATAAATGTCCAAAATGTAATACAATTCGTAAATACTTGAATTTGAAAGAGTGTTTTATGGATGGAAATAATATCAGTGGGCTTTGTTACGATTGCCAAAAAGCATCTGTTGAACCTGTCGAAATCAAAACTCATGAGTTCACCAACGATTTAGCCATTCGCTAATCACACGGTAAGCACTTATGCGCCGAATTGGATAAGGCAACGGATTTCTAATCCGTCGTCCCTAAAAAGACATACAGGTTCAAATCCTGTTAAGTGCGCCACTTTTCCATTGACATTGCCTTTGTTTCTGGTATCTTACCCACATGAAAATTGACCTGCAATATATTAATCGTGAGCAATTCCATGTTGATGAGCATATATGGAATGGCCAAGTTGTATATTTAGTCCAACCCAAACAAATGGGTTGTGAGTGGTCACAAGCCAACAAGATTTTCCGTTCATCTGTCTGGAATGACGAAGGTGAACTTATCTCTGCTTCCTTTCCTAAATTCGTTAATTGGGGTGAAAAGCCTGATGTTTTTCCTGTTCCCAATTCACTCAAGAACGCTACCATTGTCAATAAGTTGGATGGTTCTACTTTGATTGTGTCGAAATATAAGGGTGACTACATGATTCGCACTCGTGGCACTATTGATGCTGCCAAGATGGAAAAGAATGGCTTTGAAGTTGATATCTTCAAGAATGAAGTGTTGCCGAAGTTGTTTAAGTCTCATTTGGTTGGTGGTAATGGTGATACTTGGGATTATTCCTTTGTGTTTGAATGGACTTCGCCATTAAATGTTATTGTTTTGAACTATGGTGAACAGCCTGCTTTCTCGTTAATTGGTGTCATCTATCATGGTGATTACAGCCTTTCCACTCAACTTGAATTGGATAATTATGCGTGGGAATTGGGTCTAAATCGTCCTGCAACCTTTATTTTCGGTAACATTGAAGATTTGCTTGTTGCTATTGAGAAGTGGGAAGGTAAGGAAGGTGTTTGTGTGTATCATCGTAATGGTCAAGAGATTCACAAGGTCAAGTCTGCGTGGTATCTCATGTTACACCGCATGAAGTCTGAACTTGGTTCATTGGATAAGGTTGTAGATGTTTGGGCTGCACAGGGTTATCCTGACTATAACACTTTCTATAACTACATTGCTACCACCTTTGATTATGAGTTGGCTGAACAGTGTCGTGGTCATATCAGTAACATTTCTGATGGCTACAAAGAAGTGTTGAAGATTATTGCTCACATGAAGTCGTTTGTTGAACCGTTGAAGCAATTACCACGAAAAGATGCTGCCTTGAAGATTCTTGGTGCTTATGGTGAAACCAATCGTAAATCTTTCTGTTTCAATTTATTGGACGGTAAGGAACTTGATGGTGAAGCTATCAAAAAATTAATCTTCCAAGTGTTAAAGAAGTCTTGACACTTGGGGATTAATAATATAAATTATCACCACTATGAAAAACGACAATAAGAAGCAAGTAGCCAGTTTGATTTACTTTGCCGATGACGTTACCAAAGAACGTGTCGAAGCATGGATTAAGAAACTGATGGAACAAGGTCATGTCACGGCTCATACCACTCGTGAATATGATGAAAATTATGGCAGTCCAGTCTGGTATATTCCTTGACATTCAACATTAACTCTGTATAATAAAAACTATGAAACTTACTCTATCTCAAGGCGAATTGATGAGCATTATCAACGCCAAATTCAATACCGACCTTAAATTCAGCGAACTTGTCATTGAAAATTCTTCTGTCTTTGGCAACATCTTTGAAAAGGCTCTGCGTGATACGTTGTCAATTTATGGTAGTGGCATGATATGTTTTCCTGATAAGAAGATTGCCGCCATTAAACATCTTCGTGAACTGTTGCGTGAGGTTGATTGTGGTCGGAGACTTTCAAATGGAGCTAAAGAATTCGGTATGGGTTTGCTGCAATCCAAAATTGCCGTCGAACAACCAATGAGTGCAATTCATTATGCTCACCAGTTCAATGAACCTAAAAGCACTTATTAATTAAAAAGGGCGTGTGATGAAATTGGTAGCACATAGCAGACTTAAAATTTGCTGGCCTTAAAAAGCCGTGTCGGTTCGAGTCCGACCACGCCCACCATAAACATTGGCCTCTAGCTCAATTGGTTAGAGCAGGGAACTCATAATTCCTTGGTTATCGGTTCAAGTCCGGTGAGGCCAACCAAAATTCAATCTTGACAAACAATCTTTAATATAATAAACTACACATATATGAATCCTACACTTGAGGCGGTATTTGGTAGTATAAATCTCGTAAAAATCAAAACATAACAAATAAATAATATGCGTTCCTTACTCTATCTCGTGTTCAACTGTTTCATTGCCATGTGTGGGTATACCATTCATGGCAGCGTTTTCTGGTGCATCATTGACTGGATTTTCTCACCAATTGTGCTTATTTACTGGCTCGTCACCCATCAATTGACATCGGCAGTTATCAAGGCCACTTTTAGTTGGTTTTTCAATTGATAGCTTGACAATTAAAAAAAACTTTGGTATAGTTAGTGCGTAACAATTAAACAAAAACTATGAACAAAATTATCTGTCAGTATGTTAATGACCGTAAAGGTCGTCGAGTGGGATGTGTGGTTGGAGTTGGTCGGGGTCAGATTGGTTGGTCACTGTGTAACCTCAAGTCTGGTGACAGATTTGACAAGGAAACGGCTCGTAATTTGGCTATTGGTCGTGCCGTGAGTAATCCTGTGGCTGATTTTAATGAAGTTCCTCAATCACTGCGAAAAGTTGTTCGGTATTTCGTATCTGACCGTAGTGTGAAATATTTTAAACAAGCCTAATATGGCTACAATGGTTGGGTAGGTAATCCTTAAAAACCTACCAAGTTCTTTTACAATTTGTGATGATTATCATCACGACGAGACTGGATACTTGAAATGCTAATAGGTAGAGTATCAGTTGTTGGGTAGAGCATTACCACGAACAACATTTTAATCTCGACGGAGACAGGGTTAGTTGGTCACGCCCAAAGTTATGAAAAGGCCAACGGTCTTGATTCTAGTTATGTCCTTAATAAGCATGAAGTTCCTGTGGATAGGGATGAATATACCACT